CGTAGAATGTGTGTATACACACCAAAAAAGGACGAAAAATGAAGCGTTGGAACCTGTTTTTGCCCCAAGAAACCCTCGAAAAAGTCAAAAATTTGGCCGCCAAAAAGGGCATTCCGGCCTCAGAAATGGTGCGAATTGCGCTCGAAAAGTACGTTGCAGCGGTCGAAAAAGCTGCTCTAGAGGCGAAAAATGGGGCTTGAGGACCAAAATATCGGGGAAGAGCCCCTCGAATACGCCCCTAAAACCACTTCGTTCCCGTTGGTGAGCGATGAAATGGTGGCCAGCATCGCTTTGGGTATGGAAGACGACCTCATCGTGGCCGCTCGTCATGGTCTAAGCGTCGAACAGTATCAAGAATTGGCTGCGGCACCATGGTTTCAGCTCCAAGTGGCTGCAAAACGTTCCGAGTTTGCGAAAAACGGTGTCACCTTCAAGGCCAAGTCCGCATGGATGGCCGGAGACATCTTGGATCAGGTGTACCTGTTAGCATCGAGCTCGGATGCCAGCCTCAGTCAGAAGCACGAAGTCCTCAAAACGCTCAGTAAGCTCGGTGGCTTGGAGCCGAAGGAGGAAAAACAGGTGCACACTGGGCCGGGGTTCAGTATTTCCATCGACTTGGGCGGTGGCCAGTCCATCAGCTTGAGTAATAACCCAAGCCCTGCGGTGCAGCCGGTAACATTGGACGCAGAAGTCAAGGAGATTAAATGAAAAAGAAGAATTTGTGGCTTGAGCGTGGTTTGTTTGTTGGTGGGTATCTTGCCTTCGTTACATCACAAGAGGAATTTGTCGAAGCGCTGAAAGATATTGATTGTGATGACTACACAGACTTATTCGTCCCAAACGGGTGGCCAGCGTGCACGCACAGTTTCGATAATGTAAAGGGCAGTGTTGCTTGTATCGTCGGTCTTGACTTGGAACGCTGCGCCGAAGAAGAACCCATCGACGTGGCGGCACTGCTGGTGCATGAGGCGGTGCATGTGTGGCAGCAAGCCGAGAAAAAGGCGGGCAAACTTGGTTGTTTTGGGGACGAAGGTGAAGCGTACGCAATCCAGAATATCAGCACCCGCCTCATGACTGCATATGTGGAACGCCTCAAATGAGCACCTACAAGCCAACCCCAACTCAGCGTGACTACATGCTTGATGAACAGTACGTGCGCGTGCTGGCCGGGCCGGTCGGCGGCGGTAAGTCAGTAACGTGCGTACATGAGCTGGTGCGTCTGGCCTGCGGTCAGGCTCCAAACGCCAAAGGGGTGCGGCGTACTCGAGCGGTTATCGTGCGTAACACGGCTGACCAGCTGGCGCTGACGACGCGAAAGACTGTGTTCGACTGGCTGCCACCGGGCGAAGCTGGTATCTGGAAGGCTGTGGAGAAAACGTTCGTGCTGATGGCTCGGCTGCCAGACGGCACCACGGTGGAGTCGGAGTGGATATTTATTCCGCTCGATACGCCGGACGACGTGCGAAAGGCGCTGTCGCTGGAGACCACGTTCCTGTGGGGTAACGAGAGTCGAGAGCTCCACCCCGAGGTTGTTGACGGCCTGCTGTCGCGTCTGAACCGATACCCCTCGGCCAAGGACGGCGGACCCACGAGATCGTGTGCGCTGTTTGATACCAACATGCCCGACGAGGACACATGGTGGCATGACAAGATGGAGAACCCACCGTCAAACTGGGCGGTGTACAAGCAGCCTGCTGCGATCCTCAAACCCGAGGTGTACCTTGAGCGATTCGGCGAGGAGCCTGATGAGTTGCTCACGGACAAGGACGGCGGCGAGTGGGCGGTCAACCCAGAGTGCGATAACTACGATCACCTGCCTAAACAGTATTACCCCAACTTGATCCCGGGCAAGACCGAAGACTGGTTGCGTGTGTACCTCCGATCGGAGTACGGGCGCTCGCTGTCGGGCACACCGGTGTATGAGAAGACGTTCATTTTTGACTTCCATGTGGCTCAGAACCGCATCAAGCCGATCAAGTCGGCGGACTACCCAGTCATCATCGGCGTTGACTTCGGGCGCACACCGGCGGCGGTGTTCAAGCAGCGGGACCCTCGCGGGCGCGTGGTGACACTGGCGGAGCTCGTATCTGAAAACATGGGCATCGAGACTTTCATCCGCACAAAGCTCAACCCGTTCATTGCCAACCACATGCAGGGGTGTACGTTCTTGTGTGCCCCCGACCCTGCGGGCTACGCGAAGCAGCAGCAAAACGAGATGTCGTTGGTTGACGTGCTCAAAGACGCGGGGTTCAAGTGCGTGCGACCCCCGACGAACAAACCAGAGCTGCGCATCCAAGCGGTCGAGCGCTTACTGAATCAACAGTTAGAGGGTAAGGCGATGTATGTCATCGACCCGGAATGCAAGTCGCTCATCAAGGGCTTCCGCTACGGGTACCGGTACAAAATCAAGAAGAACGGTGAGATGGAAGACAAGCCCGACAAGAACGAGTTCTCTCACGTGCACGACGCCAACCAGTACGCTGACTCGGTGATCGACATGAACGTGCGCGGTGCTGCGGTGAACACTGGCCGCCGAGAAATTAAGAAGGCCAAGTATGCGTACACTTGACCGTGCGCGGGCGGGGGGTACAATTCGGCAACTTCTGAAGGGTGCCCCATGAGTCACATGACCACAAACTATTTGAATCCTAAAACGGGATTCTTCGAGCAGGCTCATGGCATGCACGGTCGCATCTTCGTTGAGACTGGTAGCGTTGACCCATCAGAGAACCGCCAGTATTTCATGTTCCATGAATTCTCGATGAACGCGAATGCCACGCAGGTAGTAAAGGTTGTCATCACCGGCGACACCGTGATGAACGCGTTCTCTGTCAAGGTCATGTCCGGCAAGGCCCGTGTCGAGATCGTTGCCGGTGGCACCGAGGGCGGGTCGTTCAGCACCACCATCCCCATCTTCCCATCGAACGGCATGTCAACTGCTGTGCCTCGTAGTTCTACTACTGTGATGACAACAGGCGGTACGCTCACCGGTGGCACCACCATGGACTTGTTCCTCGTCAACACAGGTGATAATGTGAACCAGTCCTCGGGTGTTACGAGCGGTGAAGACTTCGCCATCGGGTTCCCCGCAGGCACGTACTATATTCGCGTCACGAACACTGATAACTCTGCGGCAGCTGGCTTGGTCAAAGCCCTGTGGACTGAGTTGTGATTTAAGGAAACCCCATGGCCGCTCTTATCCCCGTTGCACGTGCATCTGATTTAGAAGCTGAAGCAAAAAAGCGCAGTGATGAACTGCAAAACAAACCAGTCATCCAAGGCCTAGCAGCCCACGTTCGCACACGATGGGACAGCGCCCGCACAGCGAAGCGCGACTTGGAAGATCGCATGTTGCAGTGCTTGCGTCAGCGCAACGGAGAGTACGACCCTGATAAGGCTCAAGACATTGCAGAGCAAGGCGGCTCGGATATTTACATCAACCTGACTTCGGTGAAGTGCCGTGCGGCTACAAGCTGGTTGCGTGACACGCTGCTAGGTTCGGGTGCTGACAAACCATGGAGTATCGAGGGCACACCTAACCCTGATATGCCTCCAGAGATTTTGCAAGGCTTGCAGGCCGAGCTGGCTCAGCAGTTGATGGCGCACATCGAGCAAGGTGGGCAGCCTCCATCACAAGAGCAGCTTCGCCAGATTGCCATGCAGATGAAAGACGAGGCGCAGCGCCAACTCAAAGAAGAATCGTCCGATCGCGTCGGGCGCATGGAGCGCAAGATGGAAGACCAGCTCGCAGAGGGCGGTTGGTACAAAGCGTTCAACGAGTTCCTCGACGACATCGTCACTTTCCCCTACGCCGTGCTTAAAGGCCCTATCAAACGCAAACGCAAGTCGTTGCAGTGGCAGGGTAACAAGCTCGTGCCCGTGGAGACAATCCGCAACGAGTGGGAGCGTGTTGATCCGTTCATGCTGTACTGGGCACCATGGTCGTGGGAACTCGGTGACGGTTATGTGATCGAGCGCCACCGCATGACTGCGGACGACTTGCAGGCGTTGATCGGCGTGCCCGGTTACAACGACGACTCGATTCGTACTGTGCTCAACGAGTTCGATACCAACGGCATGAAAGAGTGGCTGTGGACCGACGCATCGAAGGCGGACGCCGAAGGCAAGTATGTCACCGAGGCCATCATCTCCGGCGACCTGATCGACGCGATCCAGCTGTGGGATTCAGTCAAGGGTAGCTTGCTCATCGAGTGGGGCCTGACTGCAAAAGAGATTCCTGATCCCACACTGAACTATCCATGCGAAGTGTGGTTAATTGGCAACATCGTCATTCGCGCTGTGTTGAACTACGATCCGTTGGGTCGCAAACCTTACTACTTGACCAGCTACGAGAACCTCCCCGGCTCCGTTGAGGGCAAGGGTGTGACTGACTTGTGCCGTGACGCGCAAGCCATGGTGAACGCTTCTGCACGCGCACTGGCAAACAACATGGGTATCAGCTCGGGCCCGCAGGTAGGTGTGAACGTGTCGCGCTTGCCGCCCGGCGAAGACATCACCGACTTGCACCCATGGAAGATTTGGCAGTTCACGCAGTCTGAGGTGAACGACAGCACCCAGCCGCTAACATTCTTCCAGCCTCAGAGTAACGCCAACGAGTTGATGGCTGTGTTTGAAAAGTTCAGCGCACGCGCTGACGAAGACACCATGATCCCTCGCTACATGACGGGCGAGAACACCCCCGGCGCGGGGCGCACATCGTCTGGCTTGTCCATGCTCATCAGCAACGCTGGCAAGGGTATCAAACAGGTGATCAGCAACATCGACCACAACGTGATCACCCCCGCCATAGAACGCCTGTACCAAGACAACTTGCGCTACAGCGACGATCCAGATTTGGTCGGCGATGTGAACATCGTAGCCAAGGGCGCAACGAGTCTCGTCATCAAAGAAGCTGAAGCTGTCCGCCGCAACGAGTTCTTGCAAGTGGTGCTCAACAGCCCTGTGGCGCAACAGATCGTTGGCATGGAAGGCGCAGCCGAGTTGCTGCGTGACCAAGCGAAGAACCTCAGTGGTAACGTTGATCGCATCGTGCCTGATCGCAAGACCGTTGGCACCATCCAGCAACAACAGCAGATGATCGCTGAGTTGCAGGGTCAGATCGCCCAGTTGATGGGCGTTGGTCCAGACGGTCAGCCGTTGCCCCAACAGCCCGGAATGATGCAAGGTCCTGCTCCGAAAAACATGCTCCCTGATGGCAGCCAAGTCGGCGGTCGTGAAGGAAACATGATGTCGGCACGACCCAATGGTGTGTAACGAAATTTTTCTTGACACACCTTGTAAGTTTGCGTATAGAATTCACACATGAAGATTTTTGTAGGCCAAAAGCCCGACCGGAAGCATATACAGGCGCTAACCCGCTGTAAGCTTCCAGAGCATGAAGCCCTGCTGGACCTTTTTAAGACTCGACTCGATGAGGTGAAAACCGCGTTGGTTCAAGCTGAAGACCCAGTCCGGATTCATCGTCTACAAGGTCGAGCAGAGGCCATTACCGATTTTCTTGAGGCGGTTGAAAAATCACCCGAGATTCTCGCCCGGTTAGGAAACTGACCGGTTCATTGTCCGTAGCAAACCATTACGCGTAGGCAGACCGAAGTAGGAGCTGAAACGGAGTTGGAGCTTAAAGGAAACTAAAAATGGCATTGCCAAAACAAGTAGAAGCCCAGTTGAAGGAACTGGAAATGATTGAGCAGCAGATTGCTGATAGCCAGAAACAAGGCGAACCGCCTCCTGAGCCAGCACCCGC